GTTATGAATTTCAATTTCCTTGATTGCAGGTCTGAAATTCTCAAGTCTACGGTCAATAATGGCGGTTGCTATGTCCGAAACCGTTGTCTCATCAATAGTTCCTTGGATTTTGCCCTGCAAGGCATTTGCCAGGATGTCTGCTAACTGGTCGGTGCTACCTGGTGCTATCTCATGGCTTTTGTTGGTGGGCTGGGAAAATTTAACAAACTGATTTATGAAGTCTTCCTTTTTAAGCATAATTATTTCCTTACCGGTCCAATTATGCTCTTCCGGATGATTCCGGGCGTAATCTGCTAATCCGCCTTTTCCTCTGACCTGCATCGCTTCAGCTTGTGATATTGTTAGCATCTGGTACTCCTTTCCTTTGCCGTTCTAGGCAGTGGGTTGACGTTGATCTAAAGATAAGCCTTTCCACATTGTTTGTCAACAACTATTTTCAATTATTTTTATTTAATTGGTTTGTTCAACGATAACAGTTGTTTATGTGGGGAATGAGAAAAAACTTGACAAACCGGCTGGTAGTCGTTAACACTTTGAGTATGGAAAAAACAATTCAATTACAGCAGGACCCTGCTAACGGAAGATTCCTTCCTGGGAATTGCTTGGCATCCAGAAAAGCATTATATCAAAATCCTGATACCATGGAAGCTGCTATTGAGGATTATTTCAATACATGTCAAGAGAATGAATATCCTCCTATGGTTACAGCTTTGGCGCTTCATTTAGGTTTTACAGGTAGAACAGGTTTGTTTGATTATTTGAATAGACCTGGAGATAGTCCGTATCCTGCCATCATAAAAAGAGCCAAGTCTAAAATCGAGCATATTCGCATGGGTGCCATGCTAACAAACAAGAACAATGTCATCGCCGGAATTTTCGATTTAAAGAACAATTTCGGGTACATAGACAAGCAAGTCAACGAGAGTAGCATCAAGGTAGCACAAGTCATTGAGGAAGAGGACAGGGTAGCACTGAAGGACTTGGCAATGAAGATGATCCAACAGCAGGAAGATCGGGACGTTATAGATATTGAGTCAGATTGAGTTAAATTCAACATGGGTTTTTGAGACACTTAGTCGAGCATAGTGCGAGTCAATAGTCCTTAATAATGGTTGACGTAATCCGGTTGTCTAATTTCCGAGGCTCGTAAGTGGTTGATAATAGGGGAACGTCTGATAATAACTTATTATGTAAACCTGTCTCATCTGATGTGATCGGAGGGGGCGTACCCACCCCTAGGAGCGATGAGCGAGTTGGCCGGGGTGCCTGTATATATACCCCCACACTCTCAAAAACATGAAGAATTCAAATATTTTTTTTTAAAAACAAAAAGGGTTATTATCGGATATTGGGGCATCGGTTGCCCACTTGCTTTGGGAGCAAGTCTAGCTAAGTTCGACTCTTAGATATCCGACCATTAAACAAAAAGGGAGTAAATGGCAAAAGCGTCGGCATTAGTGAGGGAGGTAGCCCAAAGCGGGGACTTGAGTGCTTTATTTGCGGCTGACGCGCTGGCATGGGCAGTTCTTGGCAAGGTGAAGCTACAGAGCGGGAAGACGTTTCAAACGATTGGCCATGAGTACCAGCGGGACATCATGCAGTGCGACCACCCGAACCAGTGTGCGAAGAAAGGCGCTCAGGTCGGGGTTACGGAAATTAATGTTTTGAAGACTATCCATTTATGGAAGGTACCCGACTGGGACGCTATATTTATTTCCTACCTGGAACGACGTGAGTGATTTTTCTAAGGCCCGATTCAATCCTTTAATATATGATAACCCTCAGATAGCTACGCACGTGAAGACGATTTCGAGTGGTGGCAAGACGATGGAAGCTGCGACGATCAAGAAGATTGGGAACGGTGTTCTCTACCTCAGAAGTGCGAGGCAAACGGCCAAGATTGAAGGTTTGAAAGCGGACTCATCTTCTTTGAAGTCAATCCCGGTTGACAGGATAGTGTTTGACGAGCGGGACGTGATGAGTAGTAGCATGGTTGACTTGGCAAAGGAGAGGATCAGCCACAGTGACGTTGGTGAAGTGTTCCAGCTCTCAACGCCAAGCATCCCGGACTACGGGATTGACTTGGCATACCAACAGAGTGATCAGAGGGTATGGGAGATAAGATGTAAGCATTGCAACGCCTACACTTGTTTGGAGTTGGAGTTCCCTGATTGTTTGAAGACGCGCAAGGACGATTCAGTTTACAGAGCTTGCAAGAAGTGTGGCGAGGAGATATTCCCGAAGGACGGGCGGTGGACGGCACAAAGCCCTGTCAACACTGACATGGTAGGTTGGTGGATAAGCCAGTTAAATTCGATGTTTGTGGAACCGAAGAGGATTCTTGAACAGTTCCAGGATTCGAAAACTAATTTGCAGGAGTTTTATAACTCTAAGCTAGGGATGGCGTACATTGCGGCTGAGAACCGGCTTACGAAAAATGATGTGTTGTCTTGTTGTGGAAATGACGTGATGTCTGTTCGGAGTGAAGGGCCGACTTCAATGGGGGCAGACATTGGCAAGAACATTCATGTAGTGATTGGTAACCGGAAGAGTGCTGGAAAGCAGTTGAAGATCATCAAGGTTGCAACTGTCAGCTCTTTTAATGACTTGCACGATCTTGGGGTAAGGTTTGGTGTGAAGTGCGCTGTCTTGGATTTATATCCTGAGACGAGGAAAGTACGTGAATTTGCTGAAGCGGAGCGGTATCCTGTGTTTGGGTGTGACTACCAGGAACGACAGAAGGGCGCATTTGCGTGGGACGAAAGGAACGGTGTTGTTACCTGCAACCGAACGGAAGTATGTGATGCTACGCACGAGCTGGTGGTGAACAAGGGCAGGTTAGAACTACCGAGAAGATCCGATGAATTAGATGTATATATTAAGCACATGACGGGGATAGTTAAAGTTCTGCAAGAGGATGATATCTCAGGAAGCAGAGTTTACCGTTACAGAAGGATAGCAGATGATCATTACAGACATGCTACGAACTACTTTTACTTAGCATCAACGAGAACACGGGATGCGAGACAAGGCGGTTTCAACACTCAACGGCGTGAATCCTTTAAATATCCGTATGCTCCGGGGTGAGAAATGATTAATGGCACAAGACATAGATTATTGACGTTATATATGAAATGCCCTAATAAGTTTAGCGACCCTCAAGAAATCGGCGATGACGTGTTAATAGAAATTGGATGGTCGTTTCTTCGTATTATGAATGATAACGATGAACCCCATAACCCCGCCATTGGTGTGGACAGTGGGAGGTGGGAATGATTAAATCCAAAGCAAAAGAAATCGAGCATGAAATTATAAGTGCTTGCAATAAGTACGGACTTTGGTGTACTGTTGAATACGACAGAAAACCAGACCTGAAAATGATACGGATAAAGGAAATCAGCATCAAGATTACTGACAATTAAATAAAATCACAACGCGAGCACCATTTAGGGCCGGTTGTATCCCACCAGGGGACGCAATCGGCCTTTTTTTTGGAGCAACACATGGCAGAAATAAGATCAATCGGTCCTCGGTTTACTTCCAACGAGAAGTTGGACGAGTACGAGGCAGAGGACGCCGAGAAGACTGCTGATGAGATTCAAGCAGATCCGTTCATCACTTCACTCGGTGGACACATAAGGACTTGTTGGCAGGAAGCACGAGATAATAAGGACGAGTACTTGACCGATCGTTTGCTTAAAAGTCTACGTCTCAGGAAGGGCGAGTACAGCGCGAGTGAAAAGGCAAGCATTGACCAGGTTCAGGGAGATAGCGGTCTGTTCGATCAACTTGTCTCTGTGAAATGTAGAGCAGCTGAAGCATGGTTGAACGATATTTTACTACCTCCTGGTGAAAGACCGTGGGGAGTAAGCACGACACCGAACCCGCAGCTTGCTCCGGAAGAGATGCAGAAGTTGATTGTAGAGTTGCAAGCCGAGTACGAGAGGATGTTGTTTGCACAGAGGCAGATAACGAACCCGAACGACCCAAACGCAGTTAAGGAAGCTGAAAGAAGGATAGAGCGAGAACTTGCTAAGTTCAGAGATGAGTTGTTGAAGGATATCCGGGAAAAAGCCGATCAGGACACGGAAGTCTTGGAGACTGACATCAACGATGGGTTGGTAGAAGGTGGCTGGTACAAGGTCATTAAGGATGTAATCCCGGACATTGTAACGTTCCCGACCGGATTTATTAAGGGTCCGGTGGTGAGGATGAAGAAAACGCTCAACTGGGGGCCTGAAGGACAACCGGTGGTGGAGACAGTTCCGACCAGGGAGTACGACCGGGTAAGCCCATTCGATATTTATCCATCCCCTACCGCCAAAACGATCCAGGACAGTTATCTAATTCAGAAGCACCGGTTTGAAAGGAAGGACCTGAATAACTTGATCGGTGTGGAGGGGTACGATGAGTTGGCTATCAGGAAAGTTTTGGTAGAACACGGAGAAGGAGGTCTTCGAGAGTGGTTGCACGAGGATGATGAACGATCGGAGCTTGAGGACAGACCTGATGATAATACGGCTACGAGCGACAATACCATTGATTGTTTGGAGTTCTGGGGCAGTGTTCAGGGGCAGAAGTTGGTTGATTGGGGTCTTGAAGAGATAGAGGACTCTGAGATTGATTATGACATCGACGCCTTCATGATTGGTAGCACGGTGATTGGTGCAAGATTAAACCCTGACCCACTTGGTAAAAAGCCATATTATTCGGCTTCTTTTACGAAAGTCACTGATTCTATCTGGGGAACGGGGGTCCCAGAGATTCTGGAGCCAAAGCTGAAGGTGGTGAACGGGTGCTTGCAGTCTATTGTGCGGAACATGAGCATGGCGTCAGGTCCCATGGTGGGTCTTGACATGAGCCAGCTTGACCCATCGACCAACCCGGATGAGATATATCCTTTAAAGGTATGGCAGTTTGACGGATCTCCGGGGAATTCCGGGTTTCCTATC